ATTTACCTAATTTTATTGGCATGTTATAACCTCGCTATTTGTCCTAATAAATTATCTACTTCTGGGTCGTTAAGATGCCCAATTACATCACCTGTAATCTCAGTATCATAACACAATTCCCCTTCCTTTAACACTGCCAATTCCCACAGACCTTTATCGTATCCATAAGAACCTTTGTGTTTAATAACACTCGCACCATAACCATTGTTAAATTGATATAACTTTTGGATACCGTCCATGTGTCTATTTGTTTCAATCAAAAATTCATTCATAATATATTCCTATTTTATTCTTTTAACACCACCATTTTTATCTGCTAGATAAGCAAACATTTCAACCTGTGGATAATCTCTTTTTAAATCAAGTAATGCAGTTAAATTTTCCTTATGGTCATCAAACAATCTGACCCTTGAATATTTACCTGTGTCTAAATATTTTTTAAACACTACTGTTTTATTTGCAGCACTATTTGGCCCACCAACATTACCAGCTCTCTCAACATAAACATTTTTCATTGGTATTCCATGTGATTCAAATGTTTTAATAAAGAGTTTTTTATCGTCCATATCTGCTCTTGCAGTAACGATAATTACTTTACTACCTTTTGCTGTGGCATTTTTAATTATTGCCTTGGCTTTTGCAATCATTCTTGCGATTGGAGTTGCTGTTTGGTAGAATATTTTGGCTGATTTAAACTCACCAAAATCATATTCCTCTTGGTTACCTAATTTATAATCATTGAACTGTTGAGGTGTTAATGGTTTTGTTTTGCCAGTAGTTTTACTTTTAACCAATACACGAGCTTTTGATACAAACATAGTATCGTCAATGTCAAAGATTGTTAAACCTTTCCCTGAACGCTCTGTTATGTATTCGTTAAATTTTTTCATAGGTATATTATACCACATATCTGTGGTAATGTAAACACCTATTATTTATAATAAATTTACTTACAATAAGCCCTTATTGCTTCAATTTTATCGTGAGCGTGTGCTATCTTCTCAACTTCCTTTTCAATGGTTTCCACTAAATCGATATGCTCACCGATACCTACTGAATTCCGTTGATAGACTAGTATATTAGCATGAGCTATTACAATCTCGGCTTCTAATTTTTTAATTAAAGCCTCTAATAAAAAATGTTGTTTTGTCATTTTATCTCCCAAATAGTTTTCTTCGTTTATATTCGTTAATGGTATTTAGTAACTCACCAGTCCAGTTATCTCTATCCTCTACAAAGACTTGATGTCCCATATCACCGGCGATACATACCACTAATTGTTTGATTGGTGTTCCTGTTCTTTCTTCCCACATAATTGCATATGCTGCACATTGCATGAAATAACTTGATATCCATTCCTTCTTTTTAAATTTACGAGATGTTTTCCAATCTATAATTGAATCAACACCTTTCCATTGTCCTACACAATCAACTCTTCCAGCAACTCCTAAGTGTTTAGAATAAAGCGGAGCCTCTTGTTGATATACCTTTGTTACACCTTCGTCAATAACTTGTTGGACATCTTTAAATGTTTGTATATTGTTTGGCATTTCACCTTTAATAAAGTCAGGGTCATTAGCCACATATTTTTCAATTATATTATGTACTGTGGTTCCACGAGAACTTGCTTGTCTTGATATCCTATTCGCTTCTTCCTCTCCTACTCTAGCTCTCCAGGCCCTAATACTATCTTCAGATAATATTGAAAGGACTGTGGTAATCGATGGGTACTTATTTCCATCTGGGTCAACATATTGTCTCCCCTTTTTTGTTGTCTTTGCTGTTAGGTCGTTATAACCTAAATCAATTGGTTCATGTATAAATTTCATCTTGTTTTAATTTTATGTCTCTCCGATGGTGGCATTCCTGATTTAATCCTATCTTGTACTTCTTTCCAACCGGAACCGGCTTTTGACAGTACTGAACTACCACCATCGTAATCAATGTTCAGTGTGGTATAATGTGATTGCACATTTGGGTTTGCTTTTAAAAATTTGACTTTATCATCGTACTTCATTATTTTTTCAAACACTTCGCCTGTGTCATTGTTTTTAAATTCGTAAGTTGGCATTATAATTCCTTTAATCTTCTAGTTGCGTTTGGTATATCATTATTTATATAACATTAAACCATTCAGGTATTGGCCTTTTTGACCAATCCATTTTAAATCTTTTTTGTTTTGTTTGATAGAAATTTCTGTATGTCTCTACTGCATTTGTACCACCTAAATCATTGACAATACATTCTGGGTTTGATTGCATCGCCATTTTAAATGGTGTTCTTCCTGCTGTCCTAGGAATATTAGTTGGTATTTGTTTTAGAACATCTCTCAGTTTTGTTTCTGTTGAATGCACTTTACCATAACGATATGTATATTCTTCGCATAAAGCAATGAAATGATTGTAATGCCATGTATAATTACAGCAACCTTCGCGTGACCATATTGAACATGGGTGGTTAAAATGAACTGCCTTGTACATAATATCCTCTCGTTCATCATTAAGTTTGTAATAATTAACTGTGGTTTTACCTGATTTTGATGGCCTTCTTTCGACCGTACCATCTAGCATACGATGAGCTGTGGATAACATTTGACCTGATTCGACAATCATTTTAACAACATGTTTATCGCACTGTTCTTGTGCAGCAATAATAGGGTCGTTGTTTAGTATAAAGATATTCATGCAACTTCAGCCAAATGTTTACAATGACCTCTGAATTTAAATCCAGGACAAGAGCATTTATTATCAATGATTGTATATGTGTTACCTTTACTGCCTTGCACAGTAATCGCGCCATCAGGTAATTCCTCTGGCCATTCACCAATTAGTTCGAATTTGCGTCTTGCTTTAGAAAACTGTTTTATTGGAGTTTTAAACTCTTTGTAAGCTTTTCCTTTTGGCATGTAACCAATAAGATAACCATGGCTGTTGACATAATAATCGCCATTGGATATTTGCTGGTCGCCCCAGTCTGTTATTTCTCTCAGTATTTGTATCATAATATAATCCTTATCAATATATGGTATTATACCACAACTAGGTGTAAATGTAAACACGCTAGTTAAAAATAATTTAAAAGGATGTAAGTGTTTGTGCGAAAGTTCTAAATAATAAAGCCAAACCAATACCATTCAATAGGATTAATGCCCTATCTTTCCATAATAATCCTACAATTAACCAACCACTAACTCCAATAAGCGACATCAATAAATCATAAAATTGTAAACCTTCTACGCCACGTATTGACATACCCACTAAAATAAAAAGTGATGCTGCCCATTTAACATACCAGGATAAATCCTGTTTAGGGGTTGCTGATTTATAAATCCTATTTGAATTTGCTATTTCCTTTGGGTCAAATTTTATTTCTTTTCTTTTTTTGTTTAGCATAAAATCTATGTTGCCTGAGTTCCCTTAGTTCTTTGAGAGATTTTCTACGTTTTCTTGCCTTATTATCTTTGACAATTCTATCTTCTCTTGATGTTAATTCCATTTTATTCTCCTAAATTTAAAAGTGTTTATTGAATTACATAATAAAGGGATTCTCTTATAAGCTTCTCCTATTTAACGATTAGATTTGGAAAGGTCTCTTGTACAAATTTCTTTGTGATACCTTTATATTTTAATTTTTTATCCTTAGCGGCAATGATCATTTCAGCTTCTTCGCCGTGCAGTGATTCGATGAATGATAAAAACATTCCTTCTCTTCGTAGTGCAGGTGTATCATTTGCTACTGGACCTTTAAAGAAGTATTTAAATCTTCTATGACCCTTTTGTAAATTTAAAAATTCATGCCCAGCAGGCGCATCGTCCTTCTCGTAACTAGGAGCTCCTGTAGGTAATAGTGATACAACATCATTATCGAATGCAATTCTTAGTACATCTCTTAATGCTGGTGATGAGTTTTTTTGTAGATAAGCAGCTCTATCTGCTTTTTTAGTTATTTTAGACGCCTCTGTTAAGACCTCTGATATTAGTTTTTTAGCCATTGTAAAATTCCTCCGCGACTTCAATCAAATTAGTACATCTTTTTTTAATAAGATAATTTAAAACCTTCATTTTCATTGGTGGTTTTTGACCATTAAAAGTATTTATAATGCTTTGTTGTACCTCTTCTGGGATTTCAGCCAAATCAATAAGCTTTTTATTACGCTGATAATTTCTGAATATCTCCTCTGGCATTACTTCTCTTAATCTTTCTGCATTATGAATCCAATCATCTATTCTGGTTTGTCTTAAAGGTGTTTGTTTTGATTCAGAGATAAATGTATCGTCATTGGATAATACATTAGGCACTCCATCGCCACTGTCTCCTCTTAATATATGATTCCATAAATATGTTCTTGGGTTTTCATTTGTTACAGCCTTCTTTTGTATTGGGCTGAATTGTTTTACATTCTTAAATTTTTGTAATTGAATAAAGTCCTTATCTGATGATACAATCATAACCGGTTCATGCATACCAAACTCTTGTGTCTGCATTGCGAGTGTACCAATGATATCATCAGCCTCACAGCCGTCCATGTGTAACACTTTATATGGTAGATTTTCTTTTATTTCATCACGGACCAAGTGTAATATTCTGAATATTTCTGTCCAATCCATTTCTGAATTATCTCTTGCTTTCTTACGATGTGCTTTATACTCTGGAAAATATTGTTTTCTCCAGGTATTCATTCCATCTGCACATATAACCATCTGGCCATATTCGTCTCTATAACGCTTATTATACATACGAACACTGTTAAGTATCATATGTCTTATCATTTGTTCGTCATTTAATTTTTGCACTATTATATTTGATAGTGCGATTTGACTATAATCAAGTAGTATCATCATCTTCTCCATCGTCTGGGTTTAACCAAACATCATATTTTTCTTCCAAATCCTTTCTTGCTTTAGAATTTGTTTTATCCATTACTTTAATCGTTGCATATAGCCTATCAAAATCTCTATGTAGAGTATGTGGTATTCCATAATAACGATGAAACATAGCATTAAGCATGTTTACGATAACGAACATATCTCTTGATTCCTGAAAGGTCTCATCCCGGAATTGCATATCAATAAAATTATTTGATACCTCTCCAGTAAGTATAAATTCCTCTATAATTTCGAGTATAAATTGTGCTGAGGCCACACATTCATCAGAGGCATCGTTAACCAAAGCGTGGTCATCTTTTACCTTTTTTGCGTAAGCCTTTTGTTTAATTTCTTCCCCTGTTGGGAACTTTAATATTTTCGCCATAATAGATACTATTATACCATACTTTTAATCATCTGTAAACATGTTTTTAACACTATTTGAACCTATTCTACAATTGATTATTCCGTTATAATATTTGTCGGACAATAACACTTCTCTATCGAATTGTTCTTTTGTTTCCATATATGCACATTCCCCTTTGGTTTTACAAAGGTGTAGAATTTCTCTATGGTACATTTCTGGGCCTTGTGTAGATACTTCTTCCATTAAGTGTTTATTGGAACCAAAGTAATCTTTCCAATTGGATTCCACATAGGTTATTTTTCTGCGTTTGCGTGTTTTTGTTTTTTGTAGTGTTTTCTTTGACCAAAAGAATTTTTTACCGATATATTGGCGTGCTGTAGCTCTATTTGTAATACAGTAAACAAACCCCTGTAAATCTTCTCTTGTAAAATCCTCGGGTGGATTATAAACTCTACCTTGGTATATCCAATTACTCATTAAAATCTAATTCTTTTAAACCCTCTTCTGTAGGTTCTCCACAATGCGGACAGAAATTAATTACTACTGGTTCATCATCAGCTGGTTTTATTATAACTCTGGTATAACAATATTGGCAGTCTAAAATCATAACTCTAAATTAGTTAATTCTTTTAACTCTGTATATCCACCAATCTTATTACCATCGACAATGATTTGTGGGAATGTTCTAGCGCCTGGGAATTTCTCCAACATTTCTTCTCTTGTGAAATCGAAATATAATAGTTTATATTCATAATCCATTTTCTGTTGTTCACATAAAGCTTTTGCCATATCGCAATATGGACATTGTTCCTTACCCCAAATCTCTATCATTTCATTGTCTCCTCTATGAATTTACCGATTGTTGTGATATCACTATCTGATAACATACCTGCTTGAGCCCACATTGTTGAACTCATAGGTCCAACTTGTTCTCTATTTTGATACGCATATAATCTACTTATAATATAATCTGAACTCTGACCTGCAAGTTTAGGGAAAGGACCATTACCTTGTCCCTCATTACCATGACAAGCTGCGCATCCAGCCCATAATCCCTTAATGGAACTAAATTCATCTTCTGCGGCCAATGCTTTTTTCCTTTGTTCTATTTCTGGTGCAGTACCATTTAATGCTACATAATCAATATAGCACTGTCCGTAACAACTAGTATTATTGGGTTGTCCTTTGTATTCTAATGTGTTATATGCAAAGGCAATTGTTGCTGACATTGCTAATAAAATTGTTAATATATATCCTTTCATGTTTTTAATCCTACATTTATTGCCCAAAACGCAAATAGCATAAATCCAAACACAGACACTTGAATTATTGATGCCCAAAATATTTGCCTCATTGGGTGTATTTCTGTTAATTTTTCTACAAGGTCTTCACTTGGAGCAAGGTTAACTGCTTGTAATACTTTTTTTTCAGTTTCGGGTTTTGTGAACCAAGGTATATACATTATAGACTTAGACCTGATAATGTGTTGTCGTCAACATCTTGTTTTACTCCACCAGTCACATAAGATGTGATTTCAGTTTCTTGTGGGGCAACTTCTACATTACCTCCACCAATCCATTTTTCTGTCCATGGTAATGGATTCATTTGAGGTACAGTATATGGACTTATTAATCCTACTGCTCTCATTCTTTTACTTCCAATCCATTCTATGTATTGTTTTAATATGGTTTCATTTAAACCAATCATTGAACCATCTTTAAATAGATAAGAAGCCCAAGCTTTCTCTTGTTCGATAACCTTTATGAATAGGTTTGTGGCCTCTTCAGTTTCTTCCTTTGCGATTTTGGCCATTTGTGAATCTTCTTCCAATAATCTTTTTAACATTACTGTTGTGCCGGCCAAGTGAGTATTTTCATCTCGTGCAATAAATTTAATAATTTTTGCATTACCTTCCATTTTTTTGAGTTCAGCAAATGCCCAACTGCAGGCAAAGGAAACATAAAAACGAATTCCTTCTAGAGCATTGGCTGACATCAAGCACATATACA